CGTGCACGGATGTCTAGAAGATATCGAACACATCGCATTTGATCATGATCTAGGACTATCCCACTACATGGGAGATATGTCCGACGAGAAGACCGGTTATGACTGTGCCAAGTATCTCGTAGAACAGTGTATAGAGCAGAACCTTCCACTTCCAAACTTCTCCTGTCATTCTATGAATCCTGCTGGAAGACAGAATATCCTATCTTACTTGGAGTGTTTTCGTAAGACACAAATGTAGTTTACTTTTGTTCAAGCATGTAATATAAAAGTCCAGTTAGTATTATTGCTAACTAACAAAACCACTCCAGTAGGAATTGATATAAATGCCTGAAGCTGAAGTTACACCTAAGACTTCTTTCAAGAATCTCGTCGGGGATTTCTTGGAAGGAAAGAATGCAAGTCATGAAAAGTTCCATTCTCTAGAGAACACTCTCTTCAATGACAGGACTATTATCGCTCGTCGTTGTAATGATGGAACTATTATTCTCGCCGAGAATGGTGTTCTCCCAACAGAACTTAATGACCAACTAATTGGTCAGATGTTCGCAAAGTCTCAGAAGTATAATCGAGTTGATGACTTCTGTTCTCTCACTGATCCAATGAAACGTGTTGCTGATCTGAAGAACGGTAATTTCGATCAATTTGAGACTATCGCAAATCTGTTTCAATTTCCTTTTGAAGCAAGGGATATCGCAGCAATTACTCGAGCGAAGGAGTTCACGGCTCGAGTATCTGACTTCTTCTCGAAACTTCAGAAGGAAGAACAGGATCGAATTCGAACAGCAGAGGAAAAGGAGCGTGCCGAGCGCGTGGCTCGAGAAGCTATCTCCTGGGACACTGGAGTTGGATCTACATCAAATCCACACGTGGAAGGAGCGGGAGGAGGTCAACGACTTCGTCTAAAGAAAAAGACGAAGAGTGATCGCTATGAAATGGTTGAAACTTCTACAGGTCACGCACTCACTCTGAACCAAGCTAAGAAGACTTGGGATTTCGCTTCTAAGTTTTGGCATGGGGGTAAATTACTTTCAAGTTACGGAGCAAGTAGGACCATTTCTAGCAGTTCTGGCTATTATGGTAGATCCAGTTCCAGAAGTGCCGAAGTTCATCATGATCGAGTTCACTTTGGATGTCAGAGAGTTACTCGAAAGGAAGCAGAGCGTTTCGCTGATGCTATGGGCTGGGAAAGGGCCAAGAAGACTAAATGAATATTATTGAACGAGCAAAAAAGATTCAGAAGATCATGATGAATACCGGTTTTGGATTGGCAGCCGAACAGTTCATCGGTCGTGTCATGTCTGAATATTCGACACGTGAATTTGAGCGTATCGAGCGAGCGTGGCTTAATTATGTTAAGTATAGACCCATTTAAGAATCCTCTATATAAATAGTGGATGAAGAATAAGCCATCATCAGGATTTGTCTATATCTGGTTTGATTTCAAATGTAAGCGCTATTACATTGGATCTCATTGGGGACATTCTGATGATGGCTATATTTGTAGTTCTAAATGGATGAAATCTGCTTATAGAAAACGACCTTATGATTTTAAGAGACGAATCTTAGCAATAAAATTTGATGAAACCTCTCTCCTTCAAGAAGAAGGAAAATGGTTATCGTTAATCAAGGATAATGAATTAGGAACTAGATATTATAATTTAAGTAATCATCAACCAAACCATTGGTGTACAGTTCCTAAGTCTAGACTTACAATACAAGAGAAACTTTCCAAATCTCAGATTGGCAAGAAACTTACAGAAGAACATAAAGAGAATATTCGTATAGCTTTAAGGAAAAGTTATCAAAATAATCCTGAACCCTGGAAGGGTAGAATGCCAACAAAAAGTGCTAGAGAAAATTATTCTAAAGCCACTAAGAAAAAACACGAGGAAGGAAAATTTGGTATAAAGGGTCGTGTGTGGTATTATAATCCCATTTTACAGAAGAGAATCGTAATACAAAAAAGCGATACGCCTCCTGAAGGTTTTATTAAGGGGAGAGGAAAATTGGGTAGTTATTTCTATAATCCTCAGACAGGAGAAGAAGTGATCAAAGATAAGTGTCCAGATGGATTTATTAGTGGAAGAAATCCAGAATACATTCGCAAAATGCAAGACAACAGATGGAAGTTTACCTAATTCTCGAAAGTATGGTTGAGAACTGGAGTGTCTGAGCCGGCGCATTCACCATTGAAAAAGTAACGTAGATCAAGTAAGCGTTCGACTCCTCTTGGGGTTGGACGCTTACTAGTAAGAGATTGACGCGTGGTTCATATTGAGTAATTGTTGTAGTTATCTCGGTCCTGATAAGATCAGTCGTGATATCATCAAAGGGTTCAAATAGAAGTTTCTTTAGACCACATCCAATATTAGAGCTAGTGATCCTCTCACCACGATTAGTAGTGATTAAGTTCTTCATGGCTCTAATTACTGCGCGCTCGTTAGTCACCTTGGCGATCTCTCCAGAGATAGGATTCAAGTCAAGGTTCATCAGAAAATCAGAATAGAGATCCTGCTGCTTCTGCTTTGGTGTATACTTGTCGGCTCTACTCATCTGTTATCCTTGGACGATATTTACTGGTGATCCCTTAAGAGTGAGTGGTCCACCCTTAGAATTAATTCTAATCGTCTCACCCTCCATATCGATACTTCCTCCACTAACTATCGATGTACTTCCATTAACCGATATCTCGGCATTCCCCTTGACCTCAGCGTTCATGTTTCCATTAACGGAAGTGTGCATAGATCCCTTCACCTTAGTGTAGGAGTCACCATTAACCATATTTATTGAATCACCAAGCGTAGCAATAGTAGAATCTCCCTTACAAACTGTATAGGAATCTCCATCTACTTCTTGATAGACGTCTCCTTTGACAACTAGTTTGTAATTACCGGCGACTAAGATATCCTCATTATTATCGATAGTAAGAGTGAGCCCACCCTTCACGTATTGAAAGTCATCCTTTACTACTAGAGTGACTCTTCTACCGTCCTCGGTAACCTCCCAGTATGTTCCTGCTTTATGAGCTTCTCTAAGTCTCTCATGCCCCGGTGTATCATCCACGTGTTTTTCATGTCCAGACCTAGATACATGGGTCTGACAAAATGGGTATTTCGAAGAGAAAGTACTCTTAGGTAGTCTCGATGAGTCAGTCATTATACTTTACTCGCTAGTGAGCTTAGAGTTGAATCTAAGCTAGTCATTATATTGTTCATCACAAATCTACTTCCATTAAGCTGAGTTATCACATCTTGGGTGGTATTGATTGGTAACTTAGACGTTCTTGTAGCAATGCTTCCAGCCAAAGAATTAATCGAATCCATGATCGTTGACGAGCTAGGTAAACTTCCAGAAAGACCTGGAATTGTCCCAGAACTAGAGTCCACCGTATTAACAATAGTTCCTATATCTGTGCTAGATATAGGAAGCTGACTTGACACAGACGAAGTAGCTTGAGATACAAATGATTGAATGGCGCTTCCTGCAATATTCAGACCATTTGCTTTAATAGAGTTCTTTAGATTATTGAAGTTAGTGATAGTATCTTTAGTGGCAGATATAGCACCAATAATATCACCGGACTGTACTTCTTTCAGCATCTGTTCTATACCCTGACCAGTAAACTGAATAGTAGCAATCGTGGTATTAAAAGCGAACTTTAGATTCTGAGTTCCAACAGAGATGACGCTGGTATTTAGAACCTCGTTAAAGTCTTCTCCTCTATCGATCTTAGGAAAGTCGTATACGCTATTTGCCACTCCTCCCAGTGTTCCATCGATTAGAGGAATTTGTTTAGCGGAGTCGGCAAAATACCCTACTACAGTCGATCCTTTCACGAGTCCGGTAGTAGGACCTGCAACTCCATTATGGACAGGATTCGTAACAGGGAATACGCATCTAGCCCAAGGGAGATCGCTATCAGGAATTCGGACTGCGTCATCATGTAGTCCGAATATTCTGATCTTTAGTCGACTAGACTGTTCTGGATCAAAGACGTCAATTACTTCTCCTATAAACCTATCCATTGGCTGCCTCTTTGTATCCACCCTTTACAACTTCCATCGAACACGTATATCTAGGATTGTTTCCTTCTGACGAAATTTCATGACGTAAAAACGCGATAAGATATTTACCACTTAGAAGATGATGTTCTTCTGCTGGACCACTAGACGTAGCATTTTCTAATACCTTAACCTCGATCATCTGTCCGGCGGTAAGCTCAGAATCCCCAAATACGTGAAGAAGTAATCCGCCCTGTGAGAAGAGAGTAGTAATATTGTTCTTTAAGCCCGAATTTTCAGAGATAAATGTGTCTGGATTACTAGAATCGTGAAACACATTTAGAAGTTTTCCTGATGATCTTCCATACTGTTTCAACTCATCTGAGTCTGGGTCCTTAAGTGTGCCATCCGCATTCTTGAAGTTAGATGGATCGAACTTAGTTGATTTTCGAGAATATTGAAGGGTCTTAAAGTCAAACTTACTTACATCCACTGATAGACCACCATCACCAATTCTACTTACGGTATTATACTGAGATGGTTGTTCATAGTTGATTAAATTTCTGAAGATCGGTAGAGTGATATCTGTTCTAATGGTCTCATCATTAGTGAACACTCTATCTCCGGTACCTCCAGACATGAGTTTTTCTATTGTTTTAAAGTGATAACCCGTTTGATTCTCAAAGAATACAAATGCAGATGATTTATCGTCAACAGAAATAGACCTCTTTCTTATCATTGATATAGCATTAAAAGGATTCTCATTTTGGATGATTATCTTTTGAATTCCTTTTGTCTGTTGAACATCTACCTGCTTCTTGGTTCCAAGATAATACGTAATAATATCAGAGACCATTGAAGAAATATTTGTATTATACGACTTCATGACGAGATTAGATTTATTTCGAAGAACTTCTGGTGATGTCGCTAAGAGCATAAAGATCTTGGATCTCATGTTCTCTGAAGGACCAGCATCTTTGATATCTGTAACAATTAAGTCGTACTTTAAGTCTTTTCTTCCTGGCGTACAGAACTGGATCAGGAGTCTCTGTCCTCCTAAGATAGGAAGTTGTGAGGCGATGTTCTTAGTGTCCCAAACAGTTATCTCCACCATTATACCAGGAGTGAAGATAGATTCAAATATTGATATGTTCTTGACGTGTTCAAGAATATTCACTACACCCTTGTTAGTGAATAGAGATATTGTCTTGATCTGAATATCGCCTGGAACTTGTTGAACAGAAGTCATTATTACTCCGACATCAAAGTCTTAAGATTATCTACCGCTGTCGTTAGTAATTTAGAATCGAGTAGTTGAATATAAGACTTCTTGATATTCTCTTCAGTTTCATGATCCCATGCCGTAACAGCATCCCAATAAGAAGATTCTTCTGAAGGAATCGAAAGAGTTATATTTCCATTTCCATCCTGAGCCACAGCTTGATAGTCTATTTGTTTTCTCACATATGTAGCTGGTTTATTGAAAGAATCGTATACCGGTGTCCAATATTTTCTCTCATATGGTTGAAGAGTATCAAATTGTGATTGCGATAGAACTCTATCATCAGCATACCAATTTACACGGTACGATATGATCTTATTCTGAGCCTCCTCTATTGATCCATAATTCTGAATGATATACTCGTTAAAAGTGTTTTCATCCATTGGCCAATCATAATATGGATCAATTATATTGTTTGAGAAGTATACTAACCATTCTAGGTTAGGATCTCCATAGTATCTTTCTGCTATCGTTCTAGCTCTCATTCCATCTTTGACCGTATATGGATAGAACGTATAAACGGTGCTGAAGATTGAATTAAGTATGGCTGTTCTCTCCATTATGTTAATGGCAGAGAGTGCTCCATATGTGATAGAAGGAAATGATTGAAAATATGCATCCATGGTTAGATATTTCCAAGATTTAGTGGTGGACTTATGACATTAGAAAAGTCACCATTGATAGTAGGGAAGCTGTTTCCAGAACCAGAGTCTCCATCTCCTCCACGCCATAGTTCTATTTCTGTTAGAGCAATCTCAAATAGAATTTCAAGCGGAGCGCTTGACGTGTAGAATCCTGGACGATCATTTGGAGTATAGTTTACATTGACATCAGTTAGAACACATGGTTTGAATTTATACGTCTTATCAATAACGGCATCCGGCTGAAACTTAGGCCAAACGATATGAGGGTACTTAAAGAATCCACCGGCTCCTAGAGTTAGTAGCTCTGGATAAGCCATCTTTTTGAATGTATCTGTAATATTCTTAATGGTTGTACTCTCTTCCTGAGATTTCGGCGCGAGTCTCCATTGGAATCTATGATGCTTAAACTTAGGACCCTTCAACATAACAGTCATGAATGGGTTGTCAGCTAGTCCAGCAATCTGTTCTAGAGATCCGATTGCTCCTTCCTCTCCTAGACCTTTTGCCGCACTAGATAAACCATCTATGATTTTATTGACGCCCCAGCCCGAGACACCCTGACTTAGGCCAGAAACAGCATCTCCTATATTCTTTTCTAGTTGACCTACTCCACCGGTCTTGAGTAGGTCAACTGGTGATCCATTTTCATGCGCTAGGGATAAAGCTTCTCCAAGAATATGTCCAGGAGTCTCTGCATAGTTAATATTGTTATAGTCAAGCATATTGTTCGGTATAGGCAAGCAGATATAATCTGTAACACCATTGCTCTTAAGACCCTGAAATTGGTTAGGTCTTTGATACTCTTCAAATCCGAACGTGATATAGTACTTTGGTCTATCGTGTGGAAAATTCAAGATATTTAAATTCTTAGTCGAATCTATCGATGAGGATGGATCAGAACTAGATAGACGAGGTCTATTTAAATTCCCTGAGCGCGGGTCATCGAGCCAATTTGTAAATGGCTGTACGGCGGTAGATATTCCTGAAGATATCCAGTCGAGGAAGCCCGGCATTGATTTCCTTTATAAGTAGAAGAGCTCTTGTATCATTTATTTATAGACACTCTGATGGCCTACAAAGGACCTTTCCAACCTCTTAATCCAAACAAATATAGAGGTAACGTAAACAACATCATATATCGTTCTCGATGGGAGTTCCGTTTTATGTCATTTTTGGACAGGGACAAAGATGTTATTGAGTGGAGTAGCGAAGAATTTTTCATACCCTATAGGTGTAAGACTGATGGGAGGGTTCATAGATACTTTCCAGACTTTAAGATCAAGGTCAAGGATAAGAACGGCAAGATAAAGACTAAGGTCATCGAGATCAAGCCCCATGGTCAGACTTTTCGTCCCGTTAAGCCGACGAAGGTAACAAAGCGTTACCTTAATGAGGCATACACATATATGAAGAATAAGTCAAAATGGGACGCCGCTAGAGAATGGTGTGCTAATCGTGGATATGAATTCCAAATTATTACAGAGAAGCACCTACCCGGAGTATTTGACATAAATAAGAATAATGCCAGATAGCACTAAGACATCAGGATCGGCGGATTATCTATTTCAGAAGATTGCTTCTGGAAAACCTACGAATGTGTCTGCTGATTCCAAGAGAACAGATGCAAGAAGGTGGTTTAGAGAGCGAGCTGCTGAGATAACTCAGGTTAATGCAAAGAGGTTCTTCTCAAAGGCCGATGAGAATAGAATGATCAATATTGTCGGGAAGGATCAGATAGGTCAGATGTTCACATTCTGGTATGACGCTAAACATAAGAAGACACTCCCATATTGGGATCAGTTTCCTCTTATATTCGTTATTGAGTCGTATTCGGATGGATTCCTTGGAATCAACATGCACTATCTACCTCCGGCATATAGAGCCAAACTAATGGATGCTCTATATACGACTAGTAAGTCGAAGAAGTCTGATAGTGATAAGCTACTAATATCATATCAATTGCTTAAGAGTGCATCTAAATATAGGTACTTCAAACCCTGTGTCAAGAGATACCTCTTCAGTCAGGTCTCTTCTAAGTTCATGGTCATTAGATCAGATGAGTGGGATATGGCTCTATGTCTTCCACTCGAAAGATTTAAGAAGGTTAGAAAAGAAATTGTTTGGGAAGAGTCCCTAGATAAGATTCAAGACGAGGAACAATAAAGGTGGCCTTCAACGCTCAAGAATTTAGATCTATCGTAGATGATATGGGGTTGATGAGAACTAATAAGTTCCTCGTCAGATTCCCTATTCCTAATAAGATCGCCTCAGTTATTCCAGAATCGGCGATGGGATCAAATCTTTCATTCTTCTGTAAGGCAGCCCCTCTCCCTGGCCTTGGTATTCTTACTCAGGACATTTACAGATATGGATATGGTCCTATCGAGCGTAGACCATATGGATCGGTTGTTAACGATATTATGTTTCAGTTCTATGTTGATTCGGAGAATATGATCCGAAAGTGGTTCAGAAGTTGGATTCGTCTAATTATGAATCCCGATTCTGGAAAGGGAATGAACTCTACTTATGATCAAACTGGTCAGTCAGCATATGAGTTCTCCTATAAAGAAGATTATGCGGTTGATGTAAATATCATTGCTTTCGATCAAGAAGGAAATCCACGAATCTCAGTCACTCTAATTGAGTGTTTTCCAAACTTTATTGGAGATATCACACAGGACTGGGATCATAAAAATCAGAATATGATTATGCCTGTTGCATTTACATTTAGAGACTGGTACGAAGAATCTATATCTGACACCAGTTTTAATTGGTCACCAGATATCACCGCTGGAGTCAATCAAACTTCATCTATATTGAACCTAATTGAAGGTCTATTTTAATATTAAAGCGAGTTCATAATGAGTTCATTACCTAAGACAAAGCATCCTATTTTTGATGAGAAGTTACCATCAACCGGAAAGCCAATTAAATACAGACAGATGTTAGTTCGTGAAGAGAAGATTCTCCTCATGGCTAAGTCGTCTGGTGATAATGCTGATATAAACAGAGCAATTAAACAAGTAGTAAATAATTGTCTACTTGATCAGAATATTGATTTACTTACTACGTTTGATATCGAGTATATGTTTATTAAGATTGCATCTGGATCTATTGGAAATGTAGTGGATCTAGTATTCATTGATAAGGAAGATGAAAAGGAATACGAGTTCCAGGTGGATCTAGATAAAGTTGAGATTAAGTATCCAGAAAAGATAGAATCTCAAGTAAAGATCAGTGATGATCTAGCCATCTCTCTTAAATATCCTCCGGCGTCTCTATTCGATGAGAAGCTTGTCGCCGAAAAATCAGAAGACGCGTATGAGTTCTTAGCAGCAAAATGCATCGACAAGATCTTTAGTGAGGAAGATGTATATATTGCTTCTGATTATTCAACCGATGAGTTGATAGAATATGTGAAAGATCTCACTCCAAAAGAATACAATAAAGTTAAAGCATTCATCGCCTCAACACCACATCTCTATCACGAGATCAACTATCAGAATAGTAAGGGAACAGAACGAAAGATTGTTCTGAGTACGCTATCTGATTTTTTTACGCTGTTTTAAACTATACTACTCTTGAAGATTACTATCAACTACTTCATGCTCTAGAGTTCCATCATCACTACTTGACTAGTGAAGTGGAGAATTGGATTATATTCGAGAGAGATATTAAGGTTCAATTCATTCGTGACTTCTTAGAGTATAAGAAGCAACAAGAGAAACAAAATATCTAACGAACTTTTCCATAAATACAAAGTAGTTAATTTATTGGAGAGTACAGATGGCTGATGATCAGGATCCTAAAAAGGCAGATGTTCCTGTAGAAGAAGAACACGCCGTCTGGACCTCTCGTAGGAGAATGGCTTGGGTTTCATTGTGGGCTATTATTATCCCTACACTGTTCATCATAGTTCATATTTCAGATCCAAACGTCTTGAGCAAACTAGCTGATCTAATGTCATGGTACTATCTAAGCCTAGCCTCAATCGTTGGAGCATTCCTTGGATTCACAACTTGGGCTAATATAGTAGGTAGAGGAGGATGGAGAAGAGATGATCCCGACGCTCAATGACTTAACCGCTAATGATAATAGCGCCGCTCTGAAGGCGTCAGCAGAATCAGAGCAGATCTCCATCTTGTACAAGAGATTGGCTCAAGACCAAAGAGATATCTCTGCGTCACTCAATAAGACTATGTCTAGAATTATGAATAGACATAATGCCCATGACTCAACTCCAGCATCACTGGATAATGATAATATTCGTGAATCATATGTCAGACCAAAAGAGAATGCTAATAAGGCTATCAACTCTACTCTCGATAAGATGATTGATAAATTCACGCCAGAAGAAGACGGTGTTAAGCTTTATAGTTGGGAGAATGACAACCAACAAGACTTCTATACTCTATCTCGAAGAAATCCAACAGATGATGATCATAATGAGACTCTGGATAGGATTATGGCACAGCAAGCAAGTGCTAAAGAAGAGGCATCGAGAGAAGAAGTTACTCCCATTGCCTATAAAAACCATGAGGAGAGCGAGCACTCGATCCTAAAGGGAATCGAGAATGGTACGACCAATATTCTAGATATATTGAAACAGATCAATAGTTCTGTTGGAGATATGGATGAGAAGTTATCTCTAAACTTAGAGAAGTTACAAGCATCTCATGAGAAAGTTGCAAACTCTTTAACTGGTTCTGAGAGTGGAGCATCAAATCCATTCTTAGCCGCTCTTAAGCAAGAGAAGGAAGACGAGGATGCAGATGCTCAAGAGAAGAAACAGAAAGATGGTGGCTTAAGATCTGTTCTAAAGGGAATTACAGCTGGTGTTGTTGCTACGGTAGGTGGAGTTACTGGAAGTGCGGTTGGAAGTCTTCTGCCTCATAATGCTGCAGAGCCAGGAGGAGGATATGATGGATCTCAACAGGCACCAGAACAGAAATCATCTTCTCTAGCTAGAAGGGGTGGAAGAATTCCTGTTGAACAAATATCTAGATCTAGACAGAACATGGAGATATCTCTATTTAAAGCTTTTAAGAAGCAGGGATATACCGATGAGGGATCTAAGACAATGGTTGCCGAAGTTGGTAGAGAGAATGGGTTTAGAGAAGATCTAATTTTTGGAACTCATATCGATCCAGGAAATAAGGCATTGAATGAAGGTATCATTTCTTGGCAGGGTTCTAGAAGAGAAAAACTACAAGAATTTCTTAAGAGCAGAGGTCTTCTAGATAAGAATGGACGCATGATACACTCTCAGGCTACTATAGATGCTCAAGCAGAATTTTTAGCCAATGAGATGAAACAAAATAAAAGTATGAGAAGAGCCGATACGATTCTTAGAGATCCAACAAAAAAATATGGCAATATTGAAGCAGAGGTTGGTGATCATGTAGTGCAATGGAGAAGAACGGATCCAAAATATTCGGCCTCTGGATATAGAAATCAAAATGAAGCTTATTCTGAGGTTAGTGAATTACTTAAGAAGCCAAACACTCGTGGCCAAATGTTAAATCAACAGTCGGCTCAAAATACGGCCAAGGGAAATGTAGTAGTTGTTCAAAACAACAATACTACAAATGTATCCTCTTCTCAGAAATCTAATCCACAACCATCTAAGCCTAAAATTCTGGCTGCGAGAAGTCCAGAATGGTGGCAGCCAAGTTATTGGTTCTAAAATTGAATTTTGTGGTCACTCAGATGGCCAGAGAGAATAATTTAGAATCCGGCAATAAATCTGGCCATCCGGCTAGAATTCCATTTCTAGTACCATTTTCTGGAACAAGAAAGCAATAAAGAAAAAGGGAGGGAATTTAATCCCTCCCCTATCCTTAGTCACTAGTAACTAAGGTGTGACTCAATCATCATTCGCGAGTTTTTGGAAGTATGATAGAGTATCTTCTACATCATCGGATGCAGTCGTATCAAATGGAGACGCAGCCTCTTCATGAGTAGTTCCAAGATCGAATGGAAGATCATTTTCATCTTCCGCGCGAGCATTGGCTCTTTGATGAGCTGGTGCAGACTCGAATCCAAGTCCAAGAACCTGGTCTAGTTTCTTCTTTAGTTCATCAAATGACTTGAAGTTCTCAGGAGCAAGAATCGCCTCGAGTGAGTGACACTGCTTCCAGATATTCTCAAGCTGATCATCATCTTCAGAGATAGATGAAGGTTCATCGAACTCTGACTTATCATAGTTACGATATCCTTCAACCTGACGAATCTTGAGCTTGAAATTAGCGCCCTCCCACATATCAAATGGGTTCATTGGCTTCTCATCTTCGAACTCTGGGTTCATCTTCTCGTTGAGCTTATTGAAGATCTTCTTTCCGTACTTGTACTTGAAGACCTTACCTTCGTTCTCTGGGTTAGACGCATCCTTGACTACGAGGATGTTAGATACGAAGTGAAGGCGGCGCTTCTGCTTACGAGCTTGCTTACGCTCAGGAGAATTATCATCCTGAGAAGCATTCCAAAGCTTTCCATTGAATTGAGCGACAGGATCTTCCTGTCCGATAGAAGTCAGTGAGTTCTCAATATACCACTTACCAGTTGGTCCCTGGAATCCGTGATCCCAGTATCGTACATATGGAGAGGTTTCACCGGCTGGTGCAGGTAGAAATCGAATTACCGCGTACCCATTTCCTGCTTTATCGACTGTAGGAGACCAGAATGTCTCGTCCTTGGTACGCTCATTACCCTTAGTGAGCTTGTCTAGTTCGCCTGATAGTTTTTCGAAAGCTTGTTTTCTATTTTTACGTAATTCAGCAAAGTTATTTACCATTTGTATATCCTTGTATAACAGTATATCCGAGTTTTTCTTTTCGGTATTTGAAAATGCTAGAGGCCGATACATTAACAAGTTTTGCTGCTTTACTAGCCGGCATGTTAATAGTAGCGAGAAGAAACTCCCGAGTCAATGGGAGCTTTCTCCACCCTTTGTTTGGACCAGGATTACGCTTTCTTGAAGCACTCATCTTGGCTCTAACTTCAGGTCTAGAAAGAGCTTCTCTGGCTCTAGCTGCGTTCATAATTAATTTTGCTTCGTGTTCTGGACTCTTTGATCCTTTCATCGAAGCTATGTGTTCCTCACTAAACGGAACACCTTTAATGTGACCACCAGATTGTCCATTACATGGACCTCCACTAGTAGCATTAATCCATTTTGGATTATTCACAACTTTTAGCCGCTTTAGAACTTTATGTTCCCAAGCTTGAGCTTTAGCTGGTAGATCGAAAACTTTTCGGATTTCAAAGAAGTAATCTTCAGGATTCTTCTTGAATTTGATACGGAGTCTCTTACTGGAGGTGAAATACGTTTTACCTAAATCTGAAGGATTATAATCCCTAGCAAAACGGACTCCATAGTAGCACCTACCAGAAGACTTTTCAACGATTAAGTATGTGTACGGTATTCCTGTATAACTCATATGTTTGTATGTTATTAGTATGTGTTTGTATATTCACAGGCATCATAACAAAAATCCTTTACAGGAGTAGATTGGAAAGAAGTGACGAGAGAATAATTCCCTTACCTTCCAACCTACTTTATTTATATCATAGTAATGCAGAAATGTCAAGGAAATTATGAGGACTTAAATCTCATGTTCCAGTATAATTCTCCCACCTATCCCTCATTCTTTGAATAACCTCTTCAGGAACATTATGAATATTTCCATGATTTCCCTCAATGGTAATCACAGTATGAGGATATGGAAGGTCTAGATATCTTTGAAATTCCCAGAGACGAGTAAAAGTATTACTTACAACAGTATCAAAACCATCTTTCAAGGATCTAACAACTTCATGAAAACACTTATCATGACAGGAATGGTCTGTTGGATCGAATACATATTCTCCATCCTTAAACCTGAACTGATCGGATTCATAGTGGGGAATCCCCATGTTCTTAGCAAAAGTAGACTTTCCTGATCCCGGAAGACCTCTTACAATATACAAGTGTGCCATTACGATTCTAGCTTCTCTACTTTCCATTTAGGCTTCATATCTGTGGAGCATCCACACTCACAGATAAGATTCGCCGAGTCAATCACCATATCATCAGAAATCTCTGTGAAGAACTTCTTCTCTATGTCATCAAATGTATTACCGTTTTGTGGATCTAGAATTTTGAATCCATCCCAGAATATGGAATGAGTTCCTCCTTCGTTATTCACTGACTTGACCGATAGAATAGCTCTACGCCCAAATAACATCTCTCTCCAAAAAGAGTTACTGATTCGGTGATTATGGTCATAAACGTTTTTATAACATACATCAAGATGATTTAGAATAGAGCTTGCATGAGTCCCACTTGAAGAAGTGTATGCTCCGCTTATACTTGCAACATTCAAGACATAGTCATAATCGAGACCAGTGGCCATAGCTACAGAAGCTATGACACACTGATCATTAGTCTTTTGGTTAATTAAATCAGGCATGCTCTTCTCTAAGAATTTGTTGAACCTTTGATGGATTTAATTGAAGCTTGGCGCGTTCTCTGATCTCGTCGAAGGTCGTTTCATTGAAGAGTTTGCCATTAACAAATCTTTCAACCAAGAGATTCTCCTCGCTTCCAAGATCCTTTGAGTTAATAGTCTTGTACTTCCCATTGTCTCTAATGAGCGCCAACATTCCCTTCTTAGATCTCTTTCCCGAGTCGGTAATCGGATCCTTGAAAACATCTACCCATGTACCATTAATCTTAGCGGCCGAACATTTCATGGCGAATTTGAGCGTATCTCGATTCACTTGCTGAAGTAGAGCTCCACCCTGGCCAAATGCAACATTGTCTGCGCTATATCCGGAGAGAGTTAGTGAGAAGAGAATAGACCTGATACTCTTATGATCAATTCCATCTCCTTGGATTATCCTTACATTATTAAGAACCTTGAATCCCTTTGAGTTAATCGTATGTCCAAAGTATTGATCAAGGATCTTAGCGCACTGAGTCACCACCACAGAAGGATCACCAGAGTCCGGTCGAATAACTACAGTCGCTCCAGAATGAAGAACGTCTGCCTTTAGCATTGTTCCCCATTTTCGGCAGGCTCTATAGATGTCGTAAGAGTCTGAAACGCATGCGACAAGACCACCTGGTTTAGCGTGTTGTTTGAGCATGTTTCTGAACGATGCTTCTTCACCGTCACGACCCCATGAGGTGACCGTTGAGTGTTCCATAGCAGGAATACTGAATCCCACTGGACCTGATGCTCCATAATGTCGCATGATATGGCTGAGCGCTTCGACGGTGTCCGTGCCCATAAAATTGATAAGGTGTGCTGTTCCGCCAATTGCCGCAGACTCTTTAGAACTGACGCCTCTCGCTCCGAAATCGTGGAGCTTGAAACCAATTCCAGCAGGGTCTCCAGTTCGCTCCAGCGATTCAAGAATGATCTCCTTTGAGTGATACGAATTAGATGCGACAGTGGTTGGATACCAAATTGCCCGAAGCAAAGCCGTCTCAAGAAACGAAGTCAGCCACCAACACTTTGGATCGGTGTTCACAATAGTAACGAGTACATTCGATGGTGGAAGAACGGTTCCCTCGTCAATTCCCATGATACTAACCGGAAGACGACCATTGTGGACCAAACGAATGTATTCCCATCCCTCTCGATAGAAAGGTAGTCCGTGCGCCGTTACGATTGCTTCAGCTTCATCGATCATCTCTAACGTAATTGGATTATCTCGAAGATAATGAAGAAACGGTTGAAGACCATTGTATACGATCTTGTCGTATTGGCCACCACGAGACTCGATGTATGAATACACATACTCAGTTCCCTCTGGATATTGGTTCCACTGAGAGTATTTGTACGAGTCGGTGTCTAGAATAATGTTATTTTGTAGCATGTAAAACTCCTTTACAATTTTTGAGAGTAAGTGTCTATCACTTACTTTACGTAAACTTTTTTGTCACTTTGTGGGCATTTAATAAAACGGCAAAGATCAGATCCTCCGGCGTAATCATAATGTATGAATTCATTAACTTCAGATAAGAGGTACTCAAGAATTGATGAACAATTCTTACAAGTGACTCTATGAACATATTGGGGATCAGATCCAATAACCTTAACCATTCACTTTCTCCTGTGGAACGTGAACCTGCTTCTTACCAAAACCGGCTGATGGTTTTGCCTTATCTGGATTTTGCTTCATCCAATCCTGGACAAACCAAAGCTGACCACATCCACCACCAATTGTATCCTGTCCAGCAGGATCAAATACACGAGTGTCATATCCACGAGATACAAGCTTTTCTGCAAAGTCCACTGCCAACTTTCGCTGAAAGTCATTAGTCGCTGGCATACCATCATTACGCTCACAAATGACTGAAACCGTAGCACTAAATGCGTGTGGGGCAAATAGTTTAACTAGACGATCAACGTCTTCATCGGAAGTATTATCTTCGTGCGCACAATAGTTAAAGAACGGCTTTCTCTCATTAGAGACAGCAGTCATCCAAATCATTCCCTGAATAGCCATATCTTGTAGGTCCCACTTATTTTTAAATGGAACGAGTTTATTTCGAGCTTCATCAGTAGATTCGTGTACAGAAAATTGCAAACCAACTGTTGGAATTTCTGCAGATGCTTTTAGGAATTCGTGCCAACTCTCTGTTCCAGATACGTTAGGTCCAGAAGTAGATACGAGCAGTCGGGCATGGGGATACTTCTCATAGAGCGTATACATCGCTGGAATGAGAGCCTTCAAGTTAAGAAGAGGTTCGCCCATTGACATGAACATCACCTGGAGCTTCTTCATATCTGAAGCACTCACTCCGGTCTGCTCGATGGAATAATCAACTTGATTGACAATTTCCTCAGAGGTAAGGTTCCGAACGAAATAGTCACCAGCTCCACAGAAACGGCAGCCAACCGGACAACCCGACTGAGTAGAACAGCAGATAACAGTCCTCTCTTCGTAAGTTGGATATCGATAGAGCACGCTCTCCGCTACGGCGTTATCTTTCGAATAGACGAATTTTGCTACGTTCTCTGCCTCGTCATCAATTCGCTTAATGTTATTCCACATATCAAAGATCCTTATTTCGCTAGAGGAATAAAGTGAGTGATAATATCATAATGGTCGTCAAAGAGAAGTTCTCTCTTAATATCTACGAATGGGACCCATCGAGCCTTCTCAGCGTCATCCGATCCCTTGATCTTAGGAAGTTTCCACTCTCCACCTTGTAGACCAATATGAGCTGCAAAAGTGATAGACCTACCCAGCTGAGATCGTCCTTTAGCAGAGAAGTTCTCAACCTTCTTGATACATCCTCTTAAGACTTTTTCTGGAACATCGATGCACGTCTCTTCCTTAAGTTCTCGGATGATTCCATCAATTGGAGTATTATCTTTGATAGCATCAAAGTATCCACCGGGAAGCGCCCAGAGACCGCGACCGGGATGAGCTCTCCTCTTGATAAGGAGAATGTGTCCAGATTGGACCACAACTGCGTCGCATGTAACGGCGACAACTGGATATGGAAGAAGTCCTCTATATCGTTCCTTGCAGGCATCGATTATCTTCTTTTCATCCATAATATTCTGGTAATGTTCAGTCTCTCGAAATAAACGAAGAAACTGTAGAACTGAAGTAGGAACAACCCCAACCAACCAACTCTCGTTATAACATGGAGAAAAGTATAGGTTTCGAATGTCTGTAGCGTTCAGAATCTCAACGGGCTCGATGTCGATATATTCCCATTGAGGGAACATCTCAAGATACTCCTTGGTCTCATTGTCCTTCTTGTGACCAATGAGACCAACGACTCCATTCTCATGTTTACTAACGATATTTTGAATTCTGGCAACCCATCCATCATCATCATAGAGAGTATCTACGTTATATTCGATAACAAATGACGCTAGAGTAGAATCAGATATTCTACGTAATTCTGGGATCATCATCTTATGACGCTCCTCAACCGTCCACGGATTCTTCGGTGAACGGGGTGCGTATGCAGATCCAATGATGATGATTACTTGCTTAGCGAGCTTTCCAGCTCTTTCGAGTAGCTCTATATGAGCTTTATGGAGACCTTGAAATCTCCCGAGTACGACTAGTGTATCATATTTCTTATTCATTCGCAAAACTCCTTTGCGTTATCACAGAACGAGTCTATCTCGTTCTTCCTTATTTATCCTCTTAATCTTGGAGTCCATTCTCTCCATTTACCGTAGTGGAAGTTCTCTTCTTTCTGTTTCTTTGAGTTAATGGTGAACTCTGGTTCACCAAGAGCTTCGAGAATATCGTATTTTAGCTCGTTCCATTCAGTTGCAAAGCATAGTCCAATTGCTTGGACTCGATCTGGACTATATGGAACTTCTTTTTGTCGGGAGAGTAATTCATCATGAAGTGAGATGAGATTATCAAACATTAGCTTTCCATAGCCAAGATAGCGGTGACCTTTGGGCTGCCAATAATTCTAGAACCAAACATCATTGGTTCTTTGGAATTTCTCAGCATGCCTTTGACATCTTCCTTTGCTTGTTCTGTTATCTGCTTCATGGTACAGTCAGGACCCCAACAGCTTTTCACTGGAATTTCTAAAGTAATAGTAACTCTTGCAGAAACTGAATTACTCATAGACCGTTACTCCATTGCAAGTAACTTTCATTGGATCGATTGGTTTCTTTCCAGTGAAGACTCGACCCTTTCCTCCTGTCTCTTCACTTTCCCATTCATCATATAGTGGAATAGGAGGAATTGTATCTCCGTTTTTAAGAGCTTGCCAACAAGCCTGAGCATATCCCCACTGAATATTATGGCGATTATTGCCAGTTAGCTTTGCCATTAATCACCACCATTCTTAATCTGCTTATAAAGTTCAAACAATAATACTGAAACGCCAGCCCATAACAAAATAACCATAGGAGCAAGGATTAAAATTAAAGCAATCGTACCAATATCCATTTCAACCTCATTTGAAAAGAAGGGGAGAGATGTTTAGTCCCTCCCCTTCAATTTCTTACTTGTCGATTGAAATCATGGGAGTGCCATTACCCATGACCTGGGGAAGGTGCCCGTCCCACTTCTCGAGTTTGGTCTGCTCAAGGATCTCAGGATTAGAGCGAATGGCATCACCCTTGATCTGCATGGCCTTAGCATCACCCTCGGCTTCAGCAATCTTGGCATTAGCATTTGCCTGAACAGTAGCCACGTTAGCCTGAGCCGCGAGCGCCTGCTGTTCATTAGCGATCTTAGCATTGATCTGCTGCATCACCTGATCCGGAACTCGAATATTCGAAGCCCAGTAGAGCTGATCGACGACGAGTCCATAAGGAGCGAAGTACCTCTGAACATCAGCAAGAGCCTTATTAGCGAGCTCTGCCTTACGAGGTCCATAGATATCCTCAACTCCCATCTGAGAGGCTTCCTCGACGATAGCATTTCGAACAGAGTTCCTCAATGGACCAGCTACGATTCCATCCATATCGGTACGATACTTCTGGAATAGAATCGGCGCCTTGGCCGCGTCGACATGATAAGCAACAGCGACGTCGGCAGTCAGACCAAGACCATTCTTATCCTGGAAGGTGATCTCCTCGTTATTAGCCTTGCCCTCGTCTGAGGAGCGAGTCCAAGTATATGTAGAGGTGAACACCGGATATTCGTAGATGCTGGTTCCAGGAAGAGTGACATACTTTCCGACAGGAAGAGCAACGTTAGATACGCCAGCCGAACTACCGAAGTTCGAAACCTTAATACCAACATGCCCGGGATGAACACTGGAGCAACTGGTTAGTCCTCCGATGATGAGGAACAAGACAAATGCTACCGCACCAATTAATTTACCCATAATATAGATCGTCTCCTATTTGCTAACCTCTTTTGCAAGAGCATTAACGATTTTTGCTACAATTGGAATGTACACAAGAAGCCCTAATACTGCAACTACAAGAATGACAGTATTGTGAGCATTGAAGGCCAGAGCAAAGCCGACTCCCAGACTACCGGTCAATGTGACCAATAGAATTGTGAGCAAATAGACTTTAGTTAAATTCATAATTAGCCTCCAATAGATAATCCTATAAACTAGTGCCAGTCAAATGTAAACTACATTATTACCAGTCACACAAGTGAGATAAACCATATTGTTTAAGATCACTAGCGATTGACATATACCTAAGAACATTCTCAATGCTCTTCTTGCATCTCTTATCCTGTAACAAATCGATAGCTTTATGTTCAGGAAAATCATCACCTTCTTCTTCTAATCTTTTCTCGTTTTCTTTAATAGATTCATCAAGACCAACTAACATATCTACTAAATTTGCTCTAGTGATACTATCTGCTACATCATAGTCTATAGTAATCATTTATTTGTCCTATTAAGGATATCAGAAACATTGTAATTCTTTGGATCAGGAACCTCGTCGAAATTGACATATGATGATAGTCTTATCTCTAAGAAGCGTGATCCATCTAGTTTATATTGCCAAATAGAGACGAGCCCATTCATAGTTATCCATGATCCAAACTCTTGAGCTATAAAAGTATAGTCAGAACCAGAATATTGTAAAATATAGAGCCATTCTACATCATAGAGTTTTGGAGGCCTCTTTCCTTGTTCGGCGGCATCAACGATCTGGAGCTTGAGCTCCTCTATCTTCATTCTATACCAATTGATTCGGTCTTGACTCATTTGAGATTTGATAGTATTCGCAAACTTCTTTCCAAGAGCGAATTTATCACTCTGATAGTCACCGGATGCGACAGAAATAATCATACATTCTCCGAGAACTTCTCTACGACGATCTTTCTAAACTTAGATGCGTCATACTTCATGAATGGTTGATACTTTATTATCTTCCTACGAATATCTTTCCAGATGGGGTCGTATTCTAGTGAATTATTCCACCGTCCAAAAGCTTTCGTAATATGGAGGAGAATAATGAGCGACTCCAGAGAAACTTGTCCTCCGAGGTACTTTTTAAGTAGTGGAGGATGTCCTCCAGCTTCCATTCTAAAGTTGTCGTCAAAGTTCGGCTCGAGGAGTTCCATTTCACATCTAAAATTGTAGGAAAGCGCTTGGTTCCTCTTGAGCCAGTCTTTGTATCGTCTTTCTGATGCGTCATTTGTAACTAATTCTCCAATCCAAATGCTTGGATCATTAATAAGATTTGCTAGGATGAATGATTGAGGATCTCTATGCTTAGATAGTTTATCGAAATAGAACTTGTCTCTTCTATTCTCAAATGAGTTTACCGAGGCAGATACCTTACCGTTATACTTGAAGAAGCTGTAAGAGTCTCGAGTGAAGTGTTGCTTAAGAGCTAGATAGAGTTTGTAGACCTCGAATGGTGTCATGTTCTTTTCTCATTAGAGACCACGTCTTTCATTTAAGATCTGAATTCCAAATGTAATCACTACGACAATCAAAAATAAAATGTATAGGAACTCAAACATTATTATTTCTCTGAATCGTTAACATAATTATGTCCAACGTATCCAGCACATGATAAGAATCGATTAAATATCTCTGCTAACCTATCATGAGTGATTGCCTCTCCTGATATAGAGATATCTAATGTTTCTGGTGAGTCATTATCACAAGTTCTAACCATAGAGAACTTGAACGTCTCACAAAGATCTTTAACAATATCTTGTTGCATGATTACAGGCATTATCGTCTCTTCCAGAAATTAAGGTGTTCAAGTAGTGGATTCAACCAATTTGTCATAACACAGAAGTTAGTATCAAATGGTGGCTTATGATGCTTGGCGTGTTGTTTGGGTGACTGAAGTATTCCAGTTTCTTGAAGTAGTTTAATAGCCTTTGGAGCCTTAGACGGTCTATGAGAGAAGTAGTGTATTTCATTTGCTATAGCAGAACCAATCAAGAAAGTTATAGAGAAGACAGAAAGACCGAATAGAAGAAACCACATAGATCCAACTATGAGTGCAGTAACTATTGCGGCGAGATTGCGACCAATAAACCCATTCTTCTCAAATGCTAGAGGTTCTTTATGGTGAAGAGCATTAGGAACTATTATCCACTTACCAATTATCGGCCAGCTCTCATTTCCAAACGTATCTTCCCACCAGTGGAATACACCAGTGGCTAGGTCAGCTAATAACCATCCAAGAACTATCTGGCCTACGATTGAAAAGATCATATGTCAAATGGAAGTTTCGCTGAGGATTTAAGTATATTGAGGTTCTCTGCTTCGACTTGAACTCGAGCCTTTAGAACTTGATCACGCCTAATTAGAGCCGCCGCCGTCTCTACATCGATATCATTCTCATGACACCAGTGGCAGATAGCGTCGATAATATTAGACTCTTCTGTTTTTGTAAGTCTTTCGATCTCTTTAGCGAGATCGACATTAAATTTTGACATCTCAATCTTCGTGTTGATAGTGAACCATAGTATGCTTGTCCATTATAAACCATACTAGGCACTGTGTAAAGGCAAAAGTGAAGAGAATAATCTCTAGTGTAGGACCAATGAGGAGATACGCGAGAAACACAGTCATAACATCTGTAGCTAGTATGGTTAAGTAGAATGCTACTCGTTCATAAGGACAAGCAATATTAACCATAGCATAACCAGCAAGAATAAATCCAGCTAGAATGCCTAGGACTATTGGAATCCAATACAAAATCATGATTTAGTGCTTGTAGAGTTGCCTCGCCTTAGATGGATCATCGTCCATCATATTAATCACTGCTTCGAGTTGCCTGGCGTATTCGACTAAGATTAGAAGATCGTCAGAGTTTACATACACGTTACGCGAATTGTTTGACTTAAGAACCTTTAGTTCTAGATCATCAATAAGCTTTGTCATTATCGAATGTTTACAAACATTGCCCATTGAAGCGCCCTCCTCTTGGCGCTCATTATTTATGGTAGCAATGGGCCTGGAAGCAATGTAAGTTATTGCTGATAATAAAATAGATGTGGCGACTAAGCCTATGAGGAGATTACGTTTCATGTGTAATACTATAAGAAGATGGAGCCCCCGCGGGGAGTCGAACCCCGTGCTGCTGGTTTAGAAGACCTGCGCCCGAAATCCGTCGGCGAGGGCTCAAAATTATTTCTTATTTATAGAAGCCGAAGGAAGTATATCCCAGAAGGTGATCTTCTTATGAGCTAGAATTCTGAACACTAGAGTTGCTATCCAGAGACCAGCTGTAACGATCTTATCGACATTTCCGGCGGTGAGAATTAAAGCCCAAGAAGCTGGTAGTGCTCCACCAGATGCTGCCGATGAGATTACGGCTGAGATCGCGGTCAATAGTCCAAACCAAATAGTTCTAGACTGCCACCACTTCTTAGTCTCGTCCATCTATATTCCTATCGTTTACGTACTCGGTATTTATTTCAACCATATCATCTATCTCAATGACAGACAATAGATCACCAAAATAAGAGAGTGAGTCTATCTTATCTTGTGCCTCTTCTTTAGTTTGGAACCTTCCAAACTGCCAGAGGATTTTTCCACAATCAACAATAGCCCAAGTCATCTCGTGCACTACTATCTTTCGACTTAATGGGATCTTTCGACTTACCGTTAATAATGTAGTTCATAAGTTCATCAGCCACATGGATGACTTGTTGATGACTAGAATGTGGCCATATCTCACGTGCTAATTCAAGGCAAGAAAGTCTTAGTGAATAAAATTCCGAACTAGTCATGACGCGTTGGTATTTCCAGCGTTATGAGATTCGGCACCGGCCTGAAGACCATCACTCAACATGATGCATGAGGTGATAAAGTCTAATCTCTTCTGAGGTGTGTCTAGTCTTTCGTGAGCAATGACATCCTTAGCTGTCGACTTACCAGTCATAATATTGATACAATCTTGTTCTCGAACCAGAGTGTATGCCTCAATCTGTTGTTCAGTTGGTTCTGACTTGGCTACCGGAGCGGAGAAGGCTGGTGATGCGGTTACTAACAATGCCGCAATGATCAATGATTTCATGGAGAAGCTTTCGTTTGAATGAAGTGGGAGCTTCTGTTGCTAGGTGCTCCCGAACCCCGGAGACCTGATTAGGCAGCTAGTGCCATGTCTCCAGCGAACGAGTTATCGTTTGCGTTTACTTTTTTGATCTGTCTAGGTAGATCAAACCTGAACGAAGAATTCTACTAATCATCTTACGTCGAAACCATTCGCCCCCATATCTATTTTGTTGGTGGAGGCGGAGGGTAATGAGCCCTCGTCCGTACAAACTTTTGTAGTTTCTATTTACGTCCATTATTCACCATCAGCATTTCTGCATCAGGTAGAATTTCTAATCTATTTATTCTTATACTACACTATTCTTAAAATGTCAACAAGTATTTTAATCTAAGAACCTTATAATCTGGAGAGGACTCGGAAGATCTGGATTCTTATCATTAATATACTTGACGTGACTAATGATATCCTCTTTATCTCTCCATGGAACGCACTCACCATTGACTACTCGGCCTGTGCACCTACGCATGGATCCATTGCCAAACATGATGTCGGCTCTCATACATTCTCCTTTGGATGTTCAGGAGGAGGTAGTAGAGCGCGGAGTTCATTTGCTACAGTTGAGTCCTGCTTTCCGAGAATCTTCTTCTCGATCATCTCGACCGTATCGATATATCCATTCGTTATTCTCTCCGTCAGGATCGCCTCAGTGTCTGAGCTAAGCTTCTTCTTCTTAAGATACTTAGCCCTCTTTTCCCACCTCTTAACGGCTCCATTCAATATATAGTCGTCATACGCGGAGACCGGAGGTCGAAGAATAGAGTCATTTTTGCTATTGATCTCGAGTTCTATTCGTCCCTTCCTGTTCATTAGAACTCGACACTTAAGAGACTTACTTACGAGAGTAGGAATTCTGGAATAGCAATAATGACTATCCTGTTTCCATATCTCACAATTGTAGTCCGAGTCGATGAGACCGGCGATAGTAGTGCAGGCGTCGTCTGGAACAAATGCACCCCACCACCATCCTATTGCTGAAGAATAGACAGACCTAGGAAACCTCTTCTCGTCGATGGCATCCAATCCCTTCCAGATAGCCGCCGCTCCCGAAGCGAGTCCAGCAATTATTAGTAGCATTTATCCTCTTCCTTCTGGACAAGATGATGGTGGAACTTGTTTAGATTGTTGTTGAGTGGGAGCACTATTTTCTTGAGGAGTATCTGGTAGATAGTGCGTCAAAATAATCCCACCCCCGATCAATAGAGCACCTATAATAGCAGATAAACAACTCTCCTCTTCTACAGAGAATAGAATACAAAATACTCCAATTATGAGCATTCCAAGAATGAGAATTCCAAGAATGAGAAAACCCATTAATTACCTCCAGCCTCTCTACCCTGTGGTAGAGCCACGACATCACCGACACTCATTAGATCCGAATTATCACCATTAACTACACACGCCACATTGTAGGTATCACCTAGTGGTCTAACGGTCATCCATGTAAAAGAATTCTTATCATCATCCTGTGCACCATTGATCTCCATCTTAATGATCTCTACTGGAGCTCCATGACACGCGTCTGATGCATTCTTGAGCGGAGGATATGATACGTTGGACGGCTTTAGAACAATAACTTTATGAATGTAGGTCACCTGTCTAGTAACGTGATCAGTTATTATTCTCCGATGAGTTGGAACATAAAACATTAGTCCCGCGCCTACAGCTAACTGAAGTATGACTCCGGACAATATCCAGAGTGAATTCCGACGCCTATTAGAAGTATACATGAATACTATCTACCTTTGAAACCCCACTAGGATTATATCCATGTGATCAAGAATTGTCAAGGGAATTCTTGAGTCGTAACTGGGCCGCCTCCCAGATTGGAAGATTCTTAATTCCCTCTTTCCTAAGAGCATCGAGAAGTTCAGACCTCTTAATTAGTGCTGTATATCTCTCAATAGTAATGCTTATCTTCTTTGGTGGTGGATTCTCACTTCGAGACTTCTTGTTATTACAGCCCGCGCAGAGAAGTTGGTAATTATCCTCTTCGTCAGAACCACCCATACCTCTTGAGATGATATGATCTACCGTAGCCTGATCCTGCCACCTCAATCCTTCTAGTGGATAGATGTGCATTTCCTTTCCACACTTTCGACAGTGTGGATCCTTTCTCCATTCCACCATTCGCCAAGCAAACTGCTTGTAGGTCTTCATCATCCTACGACGATGACCCTCATTCTCATAGACTATCATTTATATACTTTCTATACTCCTCCCAACCATACTCTGTCAACAACGCGGTTCCAAGAGTCCAAAAAACAGGAGACGGGAACTCATGGTGTATCAATTCAAGATATTGTGCATAGAATCGTTTATGCTGTTGTTTTGAATTTGATGCTAATAGAATTAGTCTCTTTCTTCGAAGTGGAGTCATTTTGAAACTACTCTTATCAAGACAGTGTTTTCGTTCATTCTCTCTTGGAGCTTTTGATCACTACCTCGTACGTTTTTCAAGAAAGTTCGAAGTGTTACCTTTCCTGCACCCTGTAGATCCTTTAGTACAGTTTCTACATCTTTAGCTCTGAGCTTCTTAGTGTGCGATGTCACTGGATCATAGTTAGTGATCGCCGTTCTATGAACATCTAGCCCAGCTGGATCGGTAGTTCTGAACACCGAGAGCTGATTATACTTTACGTTGAATGTCCATAACTCGACAGCTCCAAGTATTCTAACCGGCTGAACCGACTGAATCTTGTTCATACTATCAAATTGAAGGTACTTGAAGTCCTTTAGCTTCTTCTCGGCCGTGATTGGCTTCTTAGCCCTTGGCTTTCGTTCTTTCTTAGAATTGTTGACGTACTGCTCTAGATCCTCTACGATCATAACATAGAATCCATAGAGCTTCTTCAATTGATCCTTGGTATAGGAGGAGTATCCTTCCTTTAACTGTTCATCGATTTTCTCTTTATTTACGATGCCGTTAAATGCTTCCTCGATCTCAAGAAGCTGAGGGTTGTAGACTTCAATCATCCTCTTCACCATTCCAGACTGAACTTCATTTACCTGCAACCAGGTATACATATTGAAGTTAGTCTTCCAGGTGGTGATAAACTCGTCTACATTCTCCTCGATTTCACAGAGTAGATTGTCAAGAATAGTAGCGTTCTTGTCTGGAACTACTACTTTCTCCTTGGGCTTTGTCTCCTCTTCTTCTGCTCCAATCTTATCAGACTTAGAATAGTCTCTATTAAGCAGAGTCTTCAGTCTATCTTCAAAGAATTTTTTGGCCGACTCTGGAAGAACTGCTCCTCTTGACCACATTCGTGCCTGCCAACAGATAGTTGACGCGCCCTTAAGCCAATTATCTGGAACATTACGAAGCTTCTTAAGATCCGAGTCCCTACCCGTATTCTTTAGATACGTGTGAAGATATTCCTTCCCTTCTTTATAGTCACACATGTAGTTATACCATGCGAGTGCCGAATGATACTTGGTTTGTGACAGTTCTTTAGAAGTGAAGATTGGTTCCTCACCACAATACTTTCTGTTAATGAGGTATTGTTCAGTCTTAGACTTCTTTTGAGACTTCTGCTTGATCTTAATTAGTGCTGGTCTACGTGCCACTTAATTCTTTCTAACAAAACTTAAGAATAGCTGGCAATATAAAGCCAGACTAGGCCATTATATATCCTAGTCTGGCTTTAAAGTAAATATTTTCTTTTTTCGCACTTATAAGTAATTAGAATTACAAGGCATAATTCCATTACAAAACATGGAATTTTAGCTAGCCTTGAAGTGGACCTTCAGATCGTGCACCAGCTTATCCCAGTTAAGATGGTTAGGTGCGGTCTTACTTACTTGATCAATCCAGTCGAGTGATAGACAGACATAAGCCTCATCCATATACTTCTTCTGCCATGACCACGTCATCTTAAGAGGGGCTCCCCAGGTAATGCAAGTTAGTGTGTTGGCATCATATCCCATGATTGGAACAGCATGACCTCCCCAAGAACCGGGTTCCGAGTTTGGTCCGTGAACAACACTCCAAATGGTTTGGTCCTGTGCAGAGATAGGAAGAGCTACGCCGGTATATACTGCTCCAAATAGATACGTCGCGAGTTTCATCTGATACTCACTATGCACCTCTACAATAGCATATGAGTCGATCTTATGCCCACCAAAACCGTGAGTCATCCAGTAGTGAAGAACATCTGTCTCTACTGCACCCTGATCAGTTGCAGGATTACTTGGTGTATAACCAGTGATTGCAGAATATGCTTCAACAATAGTATTATCCGAAAGGACTACCTCATGATTCTGAGCGAACTTGGTCCATGACTGAATCATGTGTCCTGCTGCAGCGCAAGTGCAGTCACCTAGCTCGTCATTCTTCATCATTCCCCAGTCTTTGATAGCTGAGAAATAATCTAGAGTTGCTGGAACAGCAATACTCTCATCAGGTAGATACGACGCAAGAGTGAGCGTTCCCTCGCGATGGACGGGCGCTAGCTTTCCGAGTTTACGATTTTGTAGTTCCATAAAACACCTCCGTTATGTACGAAGATATTTATGGAATGGCGTTTGTTATGAAGAGATTATTTGTTTGTTAAATTACTTGATGAGTCTCTGCATAAATCTTGGCCATATGTTCGGCCATTGATACCGCTCTCTCCCATGTTGGCGCTGGATACCATCTTCCTGACTCAGGAGACCAGACACCACATCCATCATCCCTAGTCCTACACGCGTCATATCGGCCATATAGATCCTCTATATCAGGATCAAACGCATAAAAGTGCTTATGCTCGACTACGTTTTGAGGCTTCATCCTGCAACTTCCTCCGTTGAGTGGCAACAACTCTCGACTCAACCAGAATAGCTCCTGCATTGAGCGCGATCTCGTGATTCTTGGGATTAAGATCATAGTGGTTCTTGTGAAACCAACATCTTTTAATTCCATTATCTTCGGCAAACTTGTGGAGTTCTTCAAAAGAGTCTGCCACCATATGAGCATACTTCTTTTGTTTGTGGGAATGTGCTCTGAGGCGATCAACGTATATCATCATTATTGATCGCTCGATCTAGCTCTACGTATCCTAGAGCAAACCTCTTACAATAGAAGAGATGAACTTCTCGTTCTCTTCCAGAAGTTATCTTCGCCTGTTGCCACTCTACTCTAGCGGCTCTTTGAAGACCTCTTCTTCCCTCTTCAGCATACTGAGATAGCTTGTTCGAATTCTGAGAAGTCTGGAATGTCGTGCATTTCAACCCATCCATGAACATCGTCCCACCTCCAATAACACATGTTCGTAATGAATTCTGGTGTCCTGAGGATCTCTAGAGCCTTAACAAGATGTTTACACTCTCGCTTAGTAGCCATGCAATTGCACGAGTGAATGTCAGGATATATGGTGTATGATGTAACGGGAATAATCGAACCATCCTCCCATTTGCAGCATTCCAGCTTAAGTGGTTGCTTGCTTAGTAGACGGAAGGTGTAGTAGTTCATACGTCATATTCCAATGTAGCATCCATGCTTTGTAGAACGCATGATTTGATCTCTGGATATATTGACTTGCCGCACTCTGGACAGTGCGACGGAAGCCTGGGATTCACCCAGCATAACAGAGTTCCACAACACGGAGTATGTAGAAGTCTGAATGGAACGTACTGTCTTTCTCTTCCCATTTTCTTATCATAATAAGAAAATAAGAAAATGTCAACTACGTAATCCTTGAAGCACCTTTAAGACCTCATCGATTACTTTGAGCCGATGCCTCTGAGCCGGTGTTGGATTGGATCCAACTTTGATTCGATCTCTTTCTGCTTCGTACCGAGAGATGGCATTGTTAACCTTAGCCTTCATATAACAACTCCAAATCTGAGGGCCAGAGAGGACCTTTTAGAATTTTACAATGAATATACCATCAAGATCCATTTTGCCCTTCTCTGGCCATCTGCGGGCCACGGAGTAACGGATTAAATCCATTCCCACTGGCTCTCCCTATAGAATAGGCCTCTGAGAGAGCATTGAGTAATTTGTTTGCTCCAATTAAATCTAGACGAAATTCTTTTCCAATGATCTTTCCATCCGGTCCTTCGACTGCATAGTGACCACCAACAAGTTCTTCATGAATAGGAACAACTTTATACATTGCTCACCTACAAAAAAGGGAGAGCCTTTCGACTCTCCCCAGTTGAGTTTAGACAGATTCGCGTTGACGATGTTCTTCACGCTCTGCGTCTGTTCCCCAGCCCTTGAATCCCGGCTTGGGATACGCTCTGATCGATTCTTCTCCAGGATGTAGACCATTTTCAACGTGCCCACGGAGAATATCGAACATCCGACTGAGAGGATTGTCCTGAACCTCGGCAAAGACGAGACCATATTTCTTCGACTTAGAGAAGTCGAATCCGATCTCTCCAATTGGAGTTCCTTCCAGCTCCGTGCCGGCGAGGATCTTTTTTACTTCCGGTTCATATCGATCATTGATGGACTTCAATTGCTCCTCGGCTCGATTAAAAGCCGAATGAAGCTCCTCGCATATTCGCTGAGTATCGGAGTCCATCTGCTGACGAAGTTGTACCAACCTTTCGGCTTTTTGGCCGTCGAATTTAATCGAGTTGTCTTGGTAGTCTTTCACCAGTCATACTCCTTGTTGACCCACGCTTGAAAATACGGAGGGTGGGTCGTCCTCCGTATTTCGTTTTAAGCGGTGATCAAGTCAGGAGATTTAGCCGCCTTCTCTACTGCAAGGTTGAGTGCCTTATTCTTCAAAACACGATTTGATCCAAACCAAGCGCTCTCGAGTCTGGTTTCATCTGATCGCCCGAGTACGTGATCTGTCATATAAGTGACAACATTTAGTGCCTGCCACCATGATCCTTCTTCAAGATCGGCTCCTGGCTGATTGTTGATAAGAGCTAGGGCCATTTGATGATTGCGATGAGGAACATCTGGATTTTTGGATGCATCGCCCTTGGGAAAGATTTCCGAAAAGTACTCATTGAGCGACTCGTCAGTGAATCGCTTTCCTGCAATAAAATTAGCAGCATCACGATATTCTTCAAGCAACGTATGAGCGATACCAAGAGTTGCCATAACTCGTTCTGCGTCGAATGGCTTGCGGTGTGAGCTTCTAACGACTTGCTGGTCTATCGTAAGTCCACGACCAATCGCCATTGAAAGAGTATTCCAACAAACTACTCTGATGGGAGTAAATCTGATATCAATGGCCTTACCGAATTGATGTGGATTAGTGAACAGTAAGTGAGACTGAACCTCATCTTTCTTGCGGCCGACAAAGAAACCATCCTTCACGCGTGCGAGTGCCCATACTAACTGGCCGCCCTTAAGCGATCCAGCTGTGTGCATTTCCATGTCGCCCTTCATTACGAAGTCCTTGAAGAAATCGAATGCTTCTTCGTTCTGGAGTGGATTCCAATCCGGAGTGACTACATCCAAAATCTTCTGGTCGGATGAACGTACCAGAGCGCATCGAGGAATTGACACTTTATTGAGATGAGGTCTCATCTCACCAAGACGTTTCATGGGTTCCAAGTGAGGGAGTTGTATGAATGCTGGAACCTTCTCTACAGTCCAATCAAGATTGGCAGCCTTCAGCATCTGCATCGGAGTGAGGTCGTTTGGAACTTCTTTTCCGAGTCCATGCCATGGTGTTTCTCCGGCATAGGCCATTGAGGCCTTTCCATTTACAATTTCTAATTCGTGGCTCATATTTGCTTCCCTCTAGATTCTGATATATTCTTATATCACGAAAAGAAGGAGTTGTAAAGGCTTTTTTATTGTAAGAAACTTACTATTCAGCCTTGGTATTTTGGAGTAGTTGGTTGTTTTCCTTAACCAGACGATGGATATCGTCTGTTATCTCTAGAAGAGCCTCAGCATCATGATAGGTCTGTTCAAGTTGTTGATCTGACTTAGATGATGATACCTTTTGACCAACCATAATGATGGATAAGAGAACTAGTTGTAGGAAGGTTTGAGCGATCCATGCAATTAGAGCTCCAGTTCCAGCAGCGATTGCTTGTGGTAAACTGATGAGTGCTAGACCAGCAAAAACGTAAGCACACCACATGGTTCCAACCATGTCTGTAATTTTGAGTGCAAGCCAATTATTGAATCCGACAGCATTCACCTTCTTTGGGTGATTTGACTTACGCTTTTCGATATGTGGATGTTGCTTGTGTTTCATCCACTAATTATAAAATAATGGGCGATGTTACTCGCCCATTATTAGTTTCATACTATTTTGTCTAAGAGTTGATCAAGCTCTTGGTCATATGTTTGACCGGGCTGTCTGCCTCTATGTTCGTTTCGCTCCTCGGGTGATGATCGGTCAAGAGGTCTTACCGGGGTTGATGCGATAAGACCTCTCTGACTTACCCGACTGTTATCGCCCCCCGGCACCAGCCATTTCTGCCGGCCGACTACGATTCCGGCTTAGTCTTCCATCGAGCCCAGGATATCGAACTCGCCCTGGCTTGCCGGCCTGTCGCGCCGTCGGATCATCTTGATCTTGAGAGCGGCGGGCGGATTCGAGCTGTTCTGGCCGATTCTGTTTCAGGCGCCGATCTTTGGTTGGATCAACGACCCTACCGCGATTACCGACTTCTGGTTCATGCTTCGGTTCTGTTCGCATAGGAGGAGTGTTTATTTCTTCCTTCTGCGAATTTTCCTCGATCATACCACTCCATTGTGGAGATAGAGCCTGAATGTCCAGCTTGAAACAGAGTGGATTTTCGAACTCCGCTCCCTCGATCTGAGATCCGTCGAATGTTTCCATCTCCGGGTAAGAAGAGTCCTCGTTTGAGAGGTCCAATTCTACGAAGAGATCGAAAGCTTCGCCCTGATCATCCTGGAGCCATGTGTTGGTGATGATATGCTGTTGGAAGATACCAGAACCAAACCGGCTATCGAACGTAGCAGACAGTTGAAGATCGATCTTCGTTTTCAACCCAAATTCTGCGATCGCACGCGAGATATCAGGAAGATAACTCTCTAGTGATCGAGAACCCTGAAACAGCATCGTATCGATGACACCTTCATCCGCCGGCACTACATAGATTCGGCTATAATTGCGCCGAATTGTTTCGTTGGCTTCTGGTGAAACAGCTAGGATGCGGCTTACACGATGAATCATCGCATCCTGCCCTTCTTCTACGGGTTGCATGATGTTTCTCCAATCATCCTAGGGAGTTAATTCCCCCTAGGATGGAAACATAATTAACACGTAGCTTAACAATTGTAAAGGCAAAAATTTAATTAAATTTACGCCACAATCTTAAGCTTCTTTTCTACGTCGAGAAGCTTGGCTGGTTCGAGCTCAATATTTTGTTGAGATTGGACGAACCTATCATATAGTCCATATTCCCTGCCATGAGCCTCGATTTCCCATGGTAGATCATAATAGTGGACCTGAGATGGATCAATAGGAACTCCGAACCATCTCATGGTAACTCCGTCCCAACCAACCTGGCGCTCACCAAATGCCATTTGCTTGACATGAGTCAACTCGTGAGCAAGTCCAATGAGACTCCCTTTGTATGAGAGGTCGCTGTCCAAGTCTACGTAGAACTTATTTGGACGAAACCTATCGTCCAAATAGCCACAAATAGAATCATTATGAAGATCGTGAGAAAGGTTGGGTATGAGAGTAACTTCTACCTCAATTGAATTCATCCTTCCGAGGTCGTTCTTCATTAGGATGTTGAGATAGTATTTTGTAGCATCTCGAATTAGAAGTTGATCCACACCTTTACCGACAGGTTTCCCTGCAATTTTTAGTTTCATAGCGTACGCCTATGCCTAAAAATAGTTATTGGGTCGGCGATGTAATTAGTTGTTGGATCCCCTAGCTAGTCACCACCAACCAGATGCCGTCTCGTCGTACCCCTTCAGGCGGCATGTAAATCTTATAACATGAAGTCCAGTCGATGTAAACAGGATTTTTTATCCGTGTTTAATTTAAAGTAATCGGTTGGTTTACCATTTGATTAATCTTATCGAGGAAGTCTTTCTTCCTCCTAATAAACACCTGAGGTTTTTCAAAATCTACGCCAATCAATACGACGATTTGTGGGACGAATAATCCAGTGAGCTCTTCAACCATCATGGCGTATAAAGTTGTTTGAAGAAAGTATCCCTCGATATCCTCTTCATTCTTTAGGTTTTTGGCCGTCTTGAAATCGATGATAGACATCAAGTCATCAAACAAACCAAAGCAATCGGCTCTTCCAGCAAGTTTTAGTTTGTTAGACCAGAGGCCCGTCTCTATTCCTTTTATTACTCGTACACGCGCGCGTAAGACGTTTGCCATATCTTCGGCCATGGACAGATTATTCGGCATCTGACTTCGAGCATATTGAGGGTTGCCTAGAATTATTTGTTCAAGAATAGAGTGAACTGCAGTCCCTCTCCTCTTTGCCTGCGTGGAAGTTCTTTCTGCTTGTTCTTCACCTACTCGAGATTTCCATTCAGACAACCATGAATTATCAGAAAATTTTGAAAGGAAAGTCGTTACAGATGGATACCTATATCCAGCTGGAGTAACATACCACCGGCCATTAGGAGTAGTATCTGCGTGAATTTCAGGTAGATCAACCAAGTCTACCTTCCATGGTGTAGTCTTACAAAACAATATTCAAGTCATCCTTAGCATAGATATATTCACGAACCAATGACGAGCGCACGACGTCTTCTCTCTGAAAGTCTACAAACTCAAACGACTTCATCTTATTAATGATCTTCATGAAGTCCTTCAATCCATTTCTCTCCTGATCGGTTGAGAAGTCGGACTGTCTGAAGTCTCCAGAGAAGATAATTCGACAGTTCTTACCCACTCTAGTGATAATCGAATCCAGTTCGTGACCAGTCATATTAGCCATCTCATCAACTACTACTATAGTATCATTGATGGTGATTCCTCTAATGAAGGATGTAGAGATGAATTCGACCACTCCTCTTCTGGTGAGGGTGTCATATGCGTCACCACGATTAAACAGCTCAGTACAGATAGCACTATATGGAGCTTCGTAGACTGCCGCCTTCTCTTTTTGATTGCCTGGTAGGAATCCCATCTTACGAACTTCTACTACCGATCTGACGATGACGATCTTTCTTTGATCGGATATTCCAGACAAAATATCTCGAAGCGCGAGATACAGAGCTATGAAGCTCTTACCCGTTCCAGGAATTCCGTGAAGTAGTAGGTTCTTTCCCTCGTCCCAAGACTTAAATGCTAGATTCTGGTTCTTAGTTAGAGGTTTGATATTTGGAATATTGAGACCAAGGTTTGGAGTATTTAGAGCCTCCGCCTCCTGCTGGCGTAGAAGTCTTCTCTCTCTTTTAGTTAGTCTCTTATTTTGTGAAGTCATCTTTGTTCTCTTTTTATTATGAGACGACTTTAAAAAGTATTGATGTTAGACCCTTTTCCAGAACCCTTCTTGATGTCCCGAAGAATATCCCGGAATCCTTCGTCCGGCTTCTTTGCATCATTATAGCTCAAGGATGGCACATACTTAAATGTTCTGTGAAGATGAGGGTTATCACTCTTATACTGGTCGTATTCCGAAATCTTAAGTACGATCTCGAATTCTTCATTTGTCTCAGTGTTTAGAAATGAATATGTTGGCAAGTCTTTATTCCTCGTCGTAATCTGCTAGAAACTCAATGTCTCTAACCTTTAGAGCTCTATCGAACTTCTTTCTCTTGTGATTCTTTCTTTCAGGAATAGAAGCTTCTTCGTCAGACCAATTATTCTTGCGAAACTTTTTTATCTGCTTCATCTGGAATAAGTCCTGGCCATACTTCGTTGATAACTGTTGGAGTGATACCCTTTGGCAACTTACGCTCTTTTACTAGACAGAGCAGTTCTGCATCCTTGGGTGCTACTGATTCTAGGATCTGAATGAATAGATTCTCTAGCTTTGGTCTGGATAGATTGTTTCCATTTCCATTGACAAAGAGTCTAAGCTTCTTCACTTCGTGATATAGCATATTCTCTTGGTCGAGATATGGTGTGGGAGAATAAGGAGGAGTTCCTTCTGGCAAGTCCCACTTAATTAATGGATGTAGTGCGTATTGAATAATATCTTGAAGAGACCTTGAATCATTCTTTCTAAGATATTCCACTTTCTCTTCTTTGGTCTTCATCTTAGCTGCTTTGCCAAGAATTTCGCCAAGTCCCAACTTCATTGTTAATCCTTCATTTTTATATCACGAACTTATGTGACTGATTATTTATGGGACTCGAATTCTGTATCATCACTCTGCATCAACGACTATATTGCCTTTAGCCTGATCGATTAATTTGACGAAATCATCTAGAGGAATATCCATCTGTGTGATCTTTCCACACACATTCCATCCGGTCTTCTCATCAATCGAGTCTGTTTCTCGAAGAATGATTCTTACACTGTCACCAAATTGAGTAAAGTTTACGAATGGCGGATAGAAATGATATCCATTGTTACCACCTGGAGTGAATGCTGCTAAGTACCGTGAGTCTTTACTCATTCTGTTATCTCTCTATATTCTGTGACTTGAACAGCCTTAACTGGAATGAACCGTTGATAGCAATGAGTTGTTCCATCAACATCAACTTCAATAGTATCAAACCATTCATTGAGTGGTCTAGCAAATAGTATATCACCTTCTAAAGATGCATCAAATCCAGGTCCACCAATTCTAAAATATAGAATTGAAACGTCATCAATGGCCGTATCAAAAACCACATCATCTACTCTATAAACTCCACCCTTATAATGCTTCCAAATTTTAGCAATATTATAAAGTTGGTCTCGAGCTGCTTTTAGTTTTTCTTGTATTTCAACAGTAGTTAGTTTCATCTTAAAATTCCTGTGCATATTCCATTAGGTGTTTCATACGATTCTTCATTAGATATCCAAAAATCTTATCTCGACCTTTACCGACCTGGGATTCATATTGTTGCATGATCTCATCTACGAGCGACTTTGGAGTATGAGATAGATCGATCATCTCTTTATTTCGATAATATCTACGAAGGTTCTCTGCATCATCCCAGACTCCACTCTTCGCTTGTTTCATTAGAGACTCTAGTCTCTTCTGAGTCATCGCGCTCTGTCGAATTTTCATCACAATAGATGAGTCTTGAGAGAGAACATTTGGAACTCCATCGGAACCATCCCCACGAAGAATATGTTCTAGTAGATAGTCTTCCGGATTGTTCTCAACTACTTTCTTATTTCGAACTGGATCATATTGATCTACGTTGGTGAACCGGTGTAGCTGTTTGAAATCCTTATCGGCAGAAAGAATTAGAATAGGTTCGCTTCCAGGAATATCAGATCCAAACTTGAATACTAGAGTTCCGATGATATCATCGGCCTCTGCTCCTTCCACCTCGATAATTCGATATGGGAAGTATTCACGAAGATCATTTCGAACTTCTCTCAAACCAGAATGAATTGCATCCCAATCTAGAGCAGACTCATCCTTATCCTTACTTCTGTTTGCTTTATAGTATGGAAATCTAGCCTTACGCCAGGATGATCCTGTATCGCAAGCAATAATCATCTCGCCATACTTGGTCGTATACTTTTGTCTATAGGACCTGAGCGAGTTCAAGACCATATGCTTCAGCATTGGTAGTTGAATCTCTCCACCAGAGAATCCCATTTGCATCATGATAGATGCAATCATTACTTGCTGTAGGTCGACAATGACCATTATTGAAAATCCACTTCAATTGATGGTTGGATGTGGAGCTTACCCATGCTCCAATAGAACAAGTGTTCTGCAATATCTTGGTTGGGATGGTACTTACCACGAACCTTATAGAGGTAAGATCGAATGGACTCTGCTATCAGAGCCAAGTCCTTAATATATTCCTCTTCATCTAAAGTGTCAATACCTCTTATTTCCATATGATTCATCACTGTATTCATGATGAATAGAAAATCTGATTGAACCGTCTCTCCAGTGATCTTATCGTCTGGAGATGGAGGAAGACTTCCCCATGGCCCTTGAACTACATTATTGGCTGACATAAGTGAACATCTTCTTAATCTCTGGAACCTTCTTATCTGGATTCTCAGCTATGATCTTGGATAGAAGGTGACTCCATTTCTGCGCTGATATAATAGAATTGAATCTATTATCAGCGTACATCTTCATAAATTTACTCTTAGCTATAACATCTGGGTCATTCACCAGAGGAATTGCTGAATTGAGTAGATGATAGAGCTTAGTTGCGTGCCGGTTTTCATCCTCTTCAAACTGATACATGTAAGTAAATCCGGCCGATGTATCTGGAAGAGCTCCATAGTTAGAATGAATACACATGAGTCCAGCAGACATCGCCTCGATTAAACATAGGCACGATGTCTCTGGCCATATCGATGGATATACAAATATATCCCCGTTTCTTCCTAGAAAAGTTCGAATCTCATCATTTGATACTGTTCCATGGTTCGTGACTTTTGGATGAGAATTTAGTTTGTCAAATAGATAACGATATTGTTCGTCTCTTTGTTCCCATCCATAAAGCTTGAACGATGAGAATACATCGAGTCTAATGTTATCGTGTTTCTTACACAGTTCTTCAAAAGCTGCAAATAAAATGTGAAGACCACGATGTGGTGTTGGAGTATAACAGATACGAACTGGCTCATCTTTCTTTCGAGCCAAACTTGGGTTTATGAAATCGATGGAATTTTCGATTACTTCACAATGCGACCACGGAATACCATAATGATTGATGTAAGCTTGCATCTGCCAATTTGAGACAAATACAATTTTATGGAATTTGTTCCACCCTGAGTCTTTTAGTACTTCTGACTCAGGATCACCGGGTAGATCATGACACCATAAGATTCGAAACTTATCCTCATTAAGTTCTCGAACTCTAGATGGAATGATCTGGAATTGTTCTAGAAGTTCTCTAGGAACAGATCCATTATACAACCTCTCTTGGAGGAGCTCTGTTCCACCTTTGGAATTTACATTAGTCTCATTGCGTTCAATTAAGTCTTTATTCATCTACCTTCGGATTCCTAACTGCCACTTGATTTGTTCTGAGCAAATCCACTTTAAGTATTCTTTTCTCTTATGTTCTCTAAGATTAGCATATTCAACTTGAATACTCCAATAATCTACTAATCCTGGTTGTCTATTATATTCCTTAGCTACCAGATATAATGCTTTCTCACATCTATCTAATTCTAAGTTAGCATCTTTTACTTCTTGACCAAACCTAGTCCTTGTTATCATTGAGATGCCATTTCTTGAATAGTGTTTGTTTTCTGATAAATTGTTCGTGAACCATATTAAGTTCTCTATCAGTCAAGTTGTGTTCTGAGAAGAAGTCGAGTGCGGCGTATAGATCACCGAGCTCCTCGACTAATTTCTCACGGAGATTTCCACTCCAGTGATTATGATCTCCTCGAGATCCCATTAGCTTACCACCAACCTGAATTACTTCACCGGCTTCCTCTAGGAGCTTAGAAAGACCAGCCCATTTCTCGTCACCAATTGCAAACATTATACTTCAACGTACTCAATAATAGTTTTTTCGACAGGTTTAACTTCTTTACATTCGATAGTTTCCCCCTCATAGTCATAAGGGCGCTCATCTTGCTGCTCCGTAGCTCCAACAGAATAACTGGTCTTAAAGAACTTTCCATCGTATTTAAAAATCATCTCATGAATGACTGACCATCGAGAATGATCTATGATATCATTAGAGATTACTTCATAGTCATCACCATGATCATGATATGCCATCTCTAATAGTGCTGTTCTAGGGAACTTCATATTCTCTCTTTCTTATGATAAGAAACTTGACGTAAGGACACCAGAAACTTTTTGAGGGAACACTTTGTTACTGGATGAGACCTTGTTCGCGTAGATAATTTTCGGCAATTTGCTTGCCTTGTTCAATAGTATTTGAGACACAGAGAAACTTCTTCTCTGGCTTTCTGATCATTACGATCCAGCCGCACGTCCCTGTGATGTTCTTGAAGATATCGAACTGACCCTGTGGGTCTTCGTAATGGTAATCAGACTGTTTCTTTAGACTCATGGGTAATATCAATCAAATCATGTTCTCGATCAATGAACTTGTATGAAACCTTAGTCACATAAAAGTTCTCTCGTATATATCCAATCACTTCTTCTGGAGTAAATGGTGCACAACTATATAGGTCAAATTCAAGAAGCCCCGTTCCGTCTTCGTAATTCCAGATGTGTATTACAGAATTACTTGTTGTAAGAAGAATCGAAGAAGTGATTCCTTCATTTCCTTCTTCATCACACCATAGAGTTACTGCTGGTGATAGAACCTTCATTCTGACTCTATCTACTAGAGTAGTCATGAAATCGTCTACAAACTTAACATCTTGTTTTTGTGGTGGAGATAGAATCTCTGCTCTAACTAACAAATGAAGGTGCGCGGAAGGCATTTCATGAGAACTCCTAGGAAAGAGTGAATATATCCTAGCGAGTGCTAGTGCACTTATTTATTCACTATTGATAGTTCTCTCAATCTTCTGAAGCCTAAGAATATCAACCGCTAAGTCATGAATAGAATTATGCTTGATGAATAGCTTTTCTTCATCTTCATCCAAAGGCATGAATCCATTGACCTTCAATTTGAATTGGAAATTTGCATCAATGTAAGTTCTAGTGTCTCTAACAAGCCAATATGGAAGAATAAAATCTAGAGCTTCTCTTGACATACAGTCTCTAAAATTTCGATGCAGTAGAATAGGATCAAATGTATTAGATCTTGACCACCAGTATGATACCTTTACTTCTTTCAAATATTTGTAAAGATTAGTGCAGAACTCAGCTACCGAAATATCATCTGGAGACGGTTTGATCTGCTTGATCGCTTCTTCTCCCTGATCCTTCCACCATTGGAGAGAGTCCTCTCCAATCTTATATCCTTCTCTAACCTGAGAAGCAATATCAAACTTATCCATACGAATACTTTGAATTAGTTCCTCAAAGGTGTATGGATTGTCAGATGTAAATCTACTCCAGTCAAATACAAAGTATGAACAGTTCACTACTGGAACCGTGAACACATCTTGACCAAGAGTTTCGTAGTCTAAAATAAAATGTAAATTACTCATTTAAATCGTTTCTTATATTTTTCTTTCAGATCTCTTTCCTGAGATTCTCTATGAGACTTCTTGAACCTTTCAGAAGCCTCCCATATAGCTTTTCTCTCTTTGGCATTAAAGAGCATTTTTCTATCTGAACCATCCCAGATACCCACATGGTCTTGTCCATTTGATATCCAGACAGATGTTCCATTATTATGACTAATTCTATATTCAGAGAGAGTCCACTTTTGTGGCTCATTATCTAGCGACTTTATAATCAGATCAGCTAATGTTTCCTCTTTAACAAGATTATTGTTACTCTTCTGAACAATCGTATCGCACAGTTCCATAGATGGATTGTGACCAAAGAACAGTAGTCTAACCTTACTCCAGAATGAGAGTTTCTCTAGTTCAATAGTAACACCATGACACTTAACCTCTGGTTTCTGTTTAGCTCTAGCTATCTTTCCAAGGTATTCTATCTTAGCTCCATGTTCAAATAGAGTTTCAATATGATCCTTCTTGAAAGGATCAACTAAGCATGATAAAGGATCTTGTGACATTGCTTTATATCTTCAAGAAGACTTTTTAGTCGAAGGATGGGTCCATCTTCTTAGTGCTCTCTGATGAGCTTGTCTTGCTTTATGATCTCTAATACGTTCAAGACATTTGTTGGCTGCAGAACTAATTCTCTTTTGTTCTTCTACAGAGAGGTATACATCATATTCACCAGAAAGACACACATAATTTCCATTAACATACAGATTAGTTCCATTAGGGTGCTGAAGGCGCTCACCATGTATCCACTTCCACTTAAGTGGTTCGTTCAATAATGAGTTCTCAATGTGTTCGGCCAGTGTAAGCTCTTTCTTCACTAGAACTTCTGGTTGATCTGGTGGAACAAAATGCACGTTCTCTTCTCCTATAGGACGAAGCAATTCACTCTCGAGTTGTGTAGCAAATACAGGAGGCGATGCCGTTTCAGAGCATGCCAAGGTTCTTGAGTTGCTCGATTGAGTCTTTTGCCGACGTGTGAAGGATAAAAGTCCCACCATTAGTCTCCCAAGTTTCTTTGTATTTTGGCCAATCGTCTATAATGATATTGTGATGTGTTGGAACCATGTAATGATACTTGTTTCTTGACTCACAAGTTATCATTGGAATACCAGGAAAGTTGATCCTTCTCCATAATTGCTTTTGAGGTTGTGACCAATTACCCTGTGGGCATCCGGTTAGAATGATTGGATTTAGATGTCTAACCGCTTCCACTAGTTCATGAGCATCTTTCATAACTGGAAGATTGACGAAGAAATTCTCGTCACTCATAACTACTTTCCAGAACGCCTTGGCTCCAAACTTATCCTCATATCCACGAGAAGTCTCACCAGAAATCTCTTCGAATCGAGCGTCAAAGTCGGCTAGAACTCCATCGCAATCTAGAAATAGTTGCATTAATTCAGCCTGTCTGTTCCATCGGTCTGTACGTCGCCAAGAGAAGGCGTGATAACTGTGCTGACGCGCTCGATACGAAATGAGCGCCAGCCAGCATTATCAATATCCCATACACTGAAGAGACCAGATTCATCTGTTTCTTCAGAATAACGAGGAGCGATAGGTGCTTCACCAGTTACAGAGGACATCAGAGTAGCTTTCATGCGACGCTTAGACCCATCCACCTTAGTGAAGTAGAGATCCACTACGTTATTAGCCAGGCGATCAAAGAGTTCTTTACGATTCAGAAGAGCTGCCATTCATATTCTCCAAGTATTTGACGAGATCGTCGTGTCCACCAATATATCTTGCAATAGTCTCTGGTGGTGTGTTATCATATAGTTCGATTTGTGGAAAGGTCTTTGCATGGGGAAACAAAGATAGAAGTTGCTCTCGAGTAAAGTCTTTATTGAGGACCTTCTCCTCGTAATA